AATGGGTCCGATGGCGCTCCCGGTCGAAATACTCGTCGGCCAGGTCGCACGTTTCCGCGTCGACGGGGATCAATTTCCCCGTCGACGTCTTGAGAAACCGGATCAGCCGATCAGCCGTTCGCCTTCATGCTTTTCAGCTTCTCAATCAGAGCAAGCTGTTCCTCTTCGGACATGGTGCCGAACTTGTTCATGAGAGCGGCGACCGGATCCACCATCCTCTCCATCTTCACGCCGGGCTTCCACGTTGCCAGGGCGGAGGCGATCTCCGCCTCGGACTTGCCGGCCTCGAGGAGGCGGCGCATCCCAGCCTGGAGGGTGATCTTGGCAGATGCGACGAAATCATCGTACACGGCCTTTTCGCCGAACTTCGCGACCGCATCCTGCAGGTTGTCGCCGAAGTCATACTGAACGCAGGCCTGCCTTTCGATCCCATCAATCACCTTCGTTGCTTTCACGTCGATTTTGGCCATAACTCTGTTCCTCCTATCTTTTGAAGTTTTGTGGCAGTAACCTGCCAACCATTATTGAAGAGCATAACATAAAAATTCGTAGTTGTCAACAATTTTTTCCCTACTACGCAAATTTTTTTTACCGCTATTAGTGGCAGAGATGCACAACGATCAGCAATCCGATTATCAGCAATAGCGGTATAAACTGTTTCGGGTCCGCGTTCTTCACCCCCTTCCCTCATTCGGCGCTTCCACATTCGGAGCTCCGTCGCTTGATGTTATTATACCGCCTCCTATCCGGAGGCACCTTCCGTGAACGATTCACAGAAGGTTATGTTCTTCTGCTTCTGGTGCTGAGCGCGGTCCGAAGCAGGCGTCTGGTGACCCAGACACCCATTATGTACTTATCATGGACTGCGGTCTTGTAGAAGATGTTGGCGTACTCCGACGTGACGAAGTCATAACAGAAATCAGCTCCGCCCCGCCTAACTACGCCGAGGACATAGCGGCGAAGAGCCTGCTCCGCCAACTCGTACGACGCATATACTTCCTTGCATGAAGTGCTACCTTCTCCACGTCTGAGATCCTCGACCATTAGAAGCCAAACGCTCTCTGTATTCATTTACTCGTTTCCTCCTTTCTTTCTTTTATCATCTTCGTTTCCAGAAACGAAAGCCAATCTGGTGCCTGTCCGGTCATGAGTGACCACTTTTCTACAAGACAGTGCACCATGTTCCATGTTCCGACTAGAATCGCGGTTGTGCAGACGATAACGGAGCCTAGGCAGAACAATAGGAACACCCACGTTCCGCTAATGCGGAACACGTACGTTAAGGTAGTCTCGAAACCATTACTCATCATTGCCTCCTTTCTCATCTTGAGTAGTATATTTGTGATAGGTGAAGAATCCTTTCTTCATAATTAAGCCAGCTGCGCGTCTGTAGAGCTCGCCGGACGACAGAAGAAGTGAACAAATCGTACCGGGGCTGAGATATTCCGGGCCTTCGTTTCCATAGCGAATGCAAATGAAGTGCCCATCCGTCTTGCTCTGACATACGAAGACATCGTAGAAGGCTACGACCAGCTTCTTCTTTCCGTCTTCTACTCTGGTTTCCACTAACTCAAGCGTGCCTACAAATTCGTCTGGGGCGTGATTACAGGTGTTGTTAAAGTGCATTTATCCTTCCTCCTCTCTTTTTAAGTTCGTAACAATTCCGCTCTTGATAGCTAAGCTTCTCAACTCCTCCGGGCCAATGCCGACGGTGTCGGTCTGGCCCTCCTTTGCAGTGGCTGTTTCTGACTGTGTGGAACCAAGTATGCGCTCTGCCGCGGCGCGAAGGTCGTTAAGGAACAGATCTTCGTCGCGGAGGGCGTCCGCGATATTCTTCTTCAATCGGCCTTTCATCGTCGTATCCACACCTCTTCTGGAGAAGAAAGAAAGGGCCTCGTGTGTTGTGAAGGCCCTTCCACCTCTCTGGACAATCGTCGAGGCGACGATACTTAGAGCAAACGCAATTGCTCCCGATTTCGTGGGAACAAGGCCGTTCTGCTCCATGTGATAGAATACCACGGCAAGGTCGCTCACAGGCACTCTTGCGTTAAATACAGCTGTTGGTTTGTCGCTCATTTTTCTCCTCCCCGTTACTTAAGGCCCGTTATTTGAGGTAGAGCCAGATGCAGTACGCAATCAGGGCTAACATGCTAATAGAGTAAATGCAGAGGAAATAAGCTCTCAAGCGTCTGTCTACGATTCTGTTCTGGTTCTGATTCTGGAATTCCCTCTTGAGTCTTTGCATCTCTCTCCTTCTTCTCCCTTTCCAGGTCGAATTTTAATACCAAGGTTGGCTCGAACAGGTCGAGCAATGAAAGGTACCGCTCTGCAAGTTCGGCATGCGTCATGCCGAGAACCCAGAGGCGGCACCTTCCGCACTTGGAAACGTAGGCGTCAATATGAAGGTCCGTCATTGGGTCATTGGACCGAACCTGGTATGTTCGCGCCCTCCAGTCTTTGGAGAGCCAGGAAATGGACTCTCCATGATTCAAGTCATACTCGACGGTCCACTTATCGCCGCAGTGGCGGCAAGTACAACTCTTTATGACGTGCTTATACAATTTGACAGGCCCATGTTGAGGGGCCGCTTTTGTAGTTGCTGGCGGTGCAACTACCTTCCGCGCTAGGCGTCGCAACTCGTCTTCGGATACGCCTAGCGCTTCCATCAATTTCTTCTTTACATCATCCATTCAGCACCTCGTTAGTACAGGTCCGCGGTGGCCTTTACGAACTCCTTGATAACGTTCCTGACCTCTTTCGCCCTGGGGTGTCGCCAGTACTGGATGTTGCACTGGACGTACAGGAGCTGGTTTCTAATAGCGAGGGTTGAGGCGTTGGCCTTGATGAGGTCGATGCAGAACCTGGTGTAGCCAATGGCCCACTTAAGGGCCTTGGCGTCGGCGGAGGCCATGATGGTCTCCAGGGCGATAAGGAGATTTTTGCGGTCCGTCGGTTCGGTGAGTTCTTTCATTGCTCTTTACTCCTTTCTCTATTGTGATAATACATTATAACATATTTTAACGTAGGTGTCAACAATTATTTACCAACTATTTGAAAAATTTTTTGTAGTTGTTATCGATGTTACCGTGTTAATGCTGTAGGCCTGTGGGCTGGTTAACGTGTGGGCTACCCCATCCCCATTTTTGAAAACCCGTCACAGAAGGTTGCGGGGAACTTCTACGTCGGTCTTCTTATTTTTTTTCTCTATTTTTTTTCTCTCTATTTTTTTATTCTTATTTTTTTATCTATTTTTTTATAGAAAGAAAAAGAAAGACCGCCTCCGACCTTCTGTGACGGCATTTCACGGATGGGGTGGGGGTAGCCCACATGCTAACTAGCCCACATCATAACACCATTAACACAAATAACATGTTAACAACTCCATCTACATACAGGGGCCAAATTGGCAGGGCCAGACCGATAGGTTCGAATCGGTAGGTCTGAATCGGTAGGTCTGGAGCAAAAGGAAGGCCCGCCGCCTCCCGTGAATCATTCACAGAAGGCGACGAGCCGCACTTCTCGCTTCACAGCTCCGCCTCGCAGCGTCGCTTTACAGCTTGGCGGCGCCGTCGGCATCGAGCCGGCGCTTCCACCTCCTCAACTTGCATCCGAACAACCTCTTCTTCTTCAACTTCAGTTCTCTCCTAATCCTCCGCTTTTCCTTCTCAGAAACCATTCATACCTCCTTTCTATTCGCAAGAAGCCGCTTTCTTGAGGTAAAGGTGAAACACCTTCACCCCTGCCAGACCCCTTCGAACGAGGCGCTCCTGCTCAGCGTACGCCTCTTCCTCGCTCTGGAAGAACTCATCTTTCCAGAGCCACGCTCCGCCGGACTGCTGAAGCCCGACGACATAAACAACCCGCTCCATACCCAAAGCTCCTTTCCAATGTTGTTATCGCACTCCCATGAACACGAACCCATACGTTACGCGCTCCGGCTTCTTCTTATCCATGCACTCCTTGTGCAGGTAAGTGAAGCCGACATCCTTCCCATCAACTTCGATCTGATAAACAAGTTGCCCTTCCTCGATGGCCCTTCCGCAGAAGGGACACCTTCTCTCCCCTAATAAAGTAACCATTGATTTGCTCCTTTTTTTGGAGTAGAATTTGGTGTAGAATCGGTGCGGAAGTTTGGAGCGAAGTGGGAAAAAGGGGAAAAATGGAGCCAACTACAAGGTTTTTTAGAAAATTTTCGTTACGAGCCTTGTTCAGCGGCGTACCGGTTAGGGGTTACGCCAGCAGGGAGCTGACGGCTTCGAAGACCCGTTCAGGGGTTCCGAATTTAGCGAGAAGGGCTTCAAAGCGCGCGTCACCGAAAGCGGCCCGCAGATGAGCCTCTTTAGAGATGGGCTTTCGCGCTCTCTTTTCGCCTTTTTTGTTGATAGTCCAGCGGAACCGCGAGGGCACGGTCGTTCCGCGGTACTCGGAAGCAACGGCGACTTTTGGCGAGTTGCTGGCCGAGAGCCGTTCGATGATATCCCCGAGCTTCCAAGACGTGGGGATAACCATTTCGACGGTCGCTTTGGTTCCGGCGCCAGCTTCGCGGGCGTCCTTGTCTTTCGAGATAACAGTTTCCACGGCAAAGACGATTTCGCAGGGCACCGTTTGCTCGAGCCAAGCCTTCAAGGTGTCGGTGGCGTTGATGTAGTCCATATCAATCCCTCCAGTTAGTTTTTGATATGGCACGCCGCTGGACAAGGCCCGCAACGAAGGTCACGATATTCAGTTGTTAAAGAGTGCGGAGGTTGCGGCCGTCATCCGGTCGCCCCGTTCCTTATCGTTGAAATAATCATACCATACCCCGTTTGGAATGTCAAGCCCTTTTTTTCGTGTTGATCGCGGGAAACAACGAAGCGGCCCGCCCGGCCCGCCGGCCCTGGATCCAATGCGGGCCGTTGCAACCGCCGCACGAGCCGGTAGGGAGCGGGGGAACCGCCTCCTATTTCCCGCCGTAAGGCACTTTCAGATTTTGTAAAAAATTTTTAGAAGCCTACCACCTACGGTGGCGCCTATGGCGCCCTTCGAGGGCGCCCTTCGAGGGCGGCCCCATCTTCCGTGAATGATTCACATAAGTTTGGGGTGCCGCCTTCCACAATGGTGGTTATTTGTGTATTGACACCTACGTTTTTATGTGTTATTGTGCAGGTATAGATAAGGAGAGGTGTGTCATGCGGGTTCCGGCGTCGAACAGGCGATTTGAGATTCAGGAGATGTGGGAAAGACACCACCAAATCTGCCGCCTTGCCGTGCTCGGTCTGAAGCAGAAAGCCATTGCTGAAGCCCTCGGCATCACAGAGCAGACTGTCTCTAATACGCTCAATTCGACCATTGTGAAACGTCACCTGAACGTCCTCCGCGATACCGCCGACCTGGCCGCGGTAGACGTCGCGGCGGAAATAAGAGCATTAGCTCCCTTAGCAACGCGCCGGCTCAAAGAGGTGCTAGAGAATGATGATGCCGACACTAAGGTGCAGGTAGGCGTCGCGCAGGACATTCTCGACCGTGCTGGGCATTCTGCTATTAGGAAAGTTCAGAGTGAGAACCTGCATGCACACCTCAGTCTTGAGGAGATTGAAGAAATCAAAGCGCGCGCCAGAGAACTGGCGGCGAGTAATGGTATCACCGCCAGAAAAGATGACGACGATAGGAAGGTGGTAGATGTCATCGCGCAAGATAACGGACCTACATCCTAACTTACAGCCGAAGTGTCTCGCCTTCCTAGGTCTATGTGCGGAAGCGGGCATTCCTGTGATGCTTACCTGCACTTATCGCAGCCAGGCAGAACAGGATGCCCTTTACGCGCAGGGCCGCACCACCCCAGGGCGCAAGGTTACCTGGACCCGCTTCTCTCGTCATTCCAATACAATCAATGGAAAACCAGCGGCAACCGCCTTCGACATTGCCATCCTTTCCGACGGCAAGCCGACATGGGATTTGAAGGTGGATGTAAATAAGGACAGCATTCCGGACTATCAAAACGTCGGGAAGATCGGCGAACGACTCGGACTTGAGTGGGGTGGAAGGTGGAAGTCCCCAGACTATCCGCATTTCCAACTGGAGGTGTAATGAGGGAATTATGTTCAGAACACGGCTCTACCTGTGGCAGGATTCTCGATCACGAGAAGCGGGTCTCTGTGACCGAGGAACGAATTGACCATGTTATGGATAGGGTCGACAGACTCGAGGAGGTACAGGGCAAGATGGTTTCGCAGCTTACTGAAGCGTCTGCGGGCCTGAAAGCTCTCGCTTCCAAGATCGACGATGCGGTAAAGGCGGCAAATGGGGGAGGGAACCCATCGCCGACGGAAGAAGTGGGACAGAAGGCAGTAACCTTTTCTCAATCACTTAATAAGGCCTGGAGACATTTCCAGGACAACTTCGCCATGTTTATCATTTACTGCGCTATGGCACTCTTTGCGTGGGCAGTAGTGAAGATGTTTATCTTCAGGGAGATTCCTCCGATGATAAAGTCGTGGCTACTGTAGGAGGGCGGATTATGTTAGTATTTGACATGCTCGGCGTACAAGGCGCTTCTGTTGCTGTCACGGCTGGAGATTCGGCATCTGCCCTTTCCGCCAGCATCATCGTGGACGCGGCAGGAAGGAAAGCGAGAGCAGTCCACATCTATGTAAAGACGAACGACCTCAACGTGGCGTTTGGCGGAGCAACTCCTGTTGCCGGTGGCTTTGGTATCCCGATCGCCGCTGGGCAGGCTATCCGTATCAGCGGTCAGAATAATGTAGAGGGGTTCCGCTACGTTAATAAGGTGGCGCTCACCAACTGCTCAATGGTCGTGACGCCTGAGTTCTAAGGAGGAAGTGAGATGTTCGACAACAAGATCTTCGACACCGTCGCGGGAACTCTGACCGCAAACGTCGCCGCAGCCGGTTCGGATACGCAGATTCAGTTTAATGACGGCGGTTCGTTTGCCGGTGCGTCTGGGCTTCTGTACGATAAAACCAACATCGGTCTTACTCTGTCTCGGGTCGCCGACGATGCGCTCGGTCCAGCTTTCGTTTTCCAGCAGTCCCGCGGTGCCGCCGGTCAGGTTGGCGATGTCCTCGGCGCAATTTCCTTCAAAGGCTACAACGACAACGCAACTCCAGAACTGATCGAATACGCACAGATTAACAGCACTATCTGCTATCCTAACGACGGCGGAGAAGGCGGAAGCATCAGCTTCAAATTCATGCAGGCCGGAACGCTTGAAGAATATGTCAGGTTCAACGTTGCCGGACCTTCCGGGTACTCAACATATTTTGATTTCAAGACATACTCCGGCTCTCCAGTGGGACCTACGCTCAGGATTTATGCGGAAGGGAACAATGGAGGGGTGCTTGTTGTAGATGGAAGGGCCGGGGACGGAGTTATTATTCTCTCTCAGGAATTGTCGGAGAAATGGCGTATCGGTCACAATATTACCAATGCCGGGCTCTATCTGTATTCCAGCGTGTCTGGATATACTGTTCTTTCCGTCACGCATGAGAGCGCCACAAAACAAAACATCGTTTTCTGGGGTCCGACGAATACTACGATCCCCGCAACGGCGAACAAGAATCTGTTCGTTGTCAACGGCGGTGTGGCTCCGACGGCTGTTCCTGTTGATATGACTTCCCTCTGGTGCGCCGACTACGCCGCAGGTGACGCCCGCCTCTCCATCATGGGCGAGAAGAACACCAATACCCTGACCCTCGGCGCGGGCAACGTCCTGCTGCGGCCTGATACGATGGCCGACGATTCGGTGTCCGGCGAGACCTTCGTCGGCACGGCCGGGGAGGACCTCGCGTGGGGCGATGTCGTCTACATGGCGGCCGACGGGAAGTTCTACAAGGCCGACGCCGACTCCTCCTCAACCGCTCCCGCCGTGGCCTTCTGCACCGCCACGATCAGCGCCGATGCGTCGGGCGAATTCCTCAAACGCGGCTGGATTCGCGATGATTCCGCCTACAACTTCACGAAGGGTCCCGGCGCTTCGGGCCTCATCTACCTGTCCACCGACGCAGGCGCGGTGACGCAGACCGCCCCGTCCGGAACCGGGGATCAGGTGCAGGTGCTCGGCTGGGCATATACGGCGGACATCTGGTACTTCGAACCGCAGCTTGTGGTGGTGGAGGTGTAATATGAAGATCGCCGGGGTAACACCTGTAAAGCAGACTATAGCGCAGTTTAGCCGGAACAACCAAGCGGCGTCTGGAGATGTTTCTTATTCGGGACTTGGATTTTCTCCAAACGCCATGTTTGTTATAGCTTATCTTCCTGTTTCATGAGGGGCGCGTGGGTGCCATGACCAAGCCCACTTCCGTAGAGCGCGGAGCGTTCCACGGCTGGTCGTTTCCGGTTTTCAACAACGACGATCAGGAAGTTTTCGGGAAGATGTTCGTGCCGGGACGCTGGAACGGCTCGTCGGACATCACGGTTTATCTTCGCACCTGCCTTGCGGCCGCGGAAGATGTCGGTGACAAGTTCAAGTTCCAGCTATCGTGGAATACGCAGCCCAGCACCGGCATCCTTCCTTCCTCGACGGTGAACGTCGAAGTGCAGCAGGCAGTATCGACAGGCAGGGCGGCGCAGTATGACATCTACGACCTCGAATACACGCTCGTTTACAACCACGAGTCCCTGTTAGCACCCGTGGTACCGAGGAGCATCGTTGCTTTCCGCATCCGCCGCGTCGCCTCGGACAGCCCGGCGATCAGCGGACAGGTCATTCTTCTGGAAGGCTGGGCGAAATACGTCATCGACAAGGCTTATACGGAATAACATGGGTAGCGTTCGGCAATTCAAGAGAAGGGATCGGAAACTCCAACGCGAGGCAGAGGAGCTTCACGCGCGTATTGTGCGTGCTGCAATATTACAAATCTCAGAAGAGAGGAGGAAGCGTTTTATGAAGATCGATTTTTCTAAGGAGTTCAAGACGTTTGGAGGAGAGACGCTGAAGGATGCAGAAGGCAACGTCTTCACCTTGAAAGGTGTTTGCGCTACTGTTCTGTTGAGCCAGCAGCAGAATGAGAAGGCGACTGGTGAAGAGAAGATGAAGCGGTACGAACTGGCTAGAAAGATTTGGGACGCGCCTGGTGGGGTGTGTGATATTAAGGCCGAAGAAATCGCCCTGCTCAAGAAACTGATCGGCGACGCCTACCTGCCTCTGGTTGTGGGGCAGGCCTACATTATGCTGGAGGGAGAGTAGTGGCTGGCATTGTAGATCTCAATGTTGATGTAGGCTCTGTCCTGTCTGGTATCGGCCAACTGGCAAAGGATATTAGGGCCGCCATCACTGGAGAAGCCGTCATCGACCCGGCGAAGAAGGCCGAGATCGAGATGAAACTCCTGGAGATTGAGAATGCTTATCTAAAGGCACAGACGGAAATTAATAAGATAGAGGCTGCCAGCTCGAACCTATTTGTTTCTGGATGGCGGCCGGCGGCGGGATGGACCTGTGTCGTCGGGTTCGCGTACACCTTCCTTCTTTATCCTTTTGTCTGTTGGTTTTCGAGGCTTAAAGGATTGGAGGTTCCGCCGGAGATCGACGCGGCCCTGCTTGTCAATCTGCTGTTCGGCATGCTGGGGCTGGCAGGAATGAGAACGTATGAAGCGAAAACTGGAGTGAAGAGGGTTAGGTGATGAATAAGGCGGCACGTTACGACTTCGAAATCATGCAGGGCTCGCCTTTGACCCTGGATGTGTATTGGCTTGACAGTTCGAAGACGGCGATCAATCTGACCGGCTATACTGCTGCCATGAAAATTAAGAAGTCGAAGGACGATACAATTGCTCTTCTCTCCTTAACATCAAGCCCGGCGGCTGGCCTTACTATTGAGGCCAGCTCCGGCTTGGTAACTATTTCTATTACGACTGCGCAGACTGCCTCTCTGCTTTACGACTTAATGTACTATGACCTCGTCTTGACGGAGGTTAGTACTGGCGAAAAGCAGAGGCTGGTGGAAGGAACGATTACCCTGAATAAGGGCGTTACCTGATCTTATGTGAATAATTCACGGAAGGTTGTTATGAACGATCCGCATTTCGTAGTTATTTGGGGATCAAAGTTCATCGCGGAAAGTCCTGTGCCTGGTAGGGTATATTGCTGTGAGGACTATGAGGGCACTCTCATTATGTGCGACGAACATCAGTCGGTTCCTATTACGACAAACCTAGTTGTGTGGGAATTCTACGGTGTGATGGGGCCGTCATGATTACTGATGATATAAAGGAGATAATGGCGCAGTGCTGTCTTTCTACTAAGATGACAGCCATTTCTCTCTTTCCAGATCGTTTCTATCTGCCATTTTCTCCAATGCATGAACTGATTTTCGATCTGCTCGATGACGATGGCAAACAGCAGGTGGCGATCGCGGCGCCACGTGGTTTTGGTAAGACGTCCATTATCCAACTAGCGTACCCTGCTAAAAGGATGCTGTTCCGCGAGAAGAAGTTTATCGTTCCGGTCTCCTCCACGGCGACGCACGCCATCATGCAGGCGGAGAACTTAAAAAGGGAGCTTCAAGCAAACCGAGCAATCAAGAAGATCTTTGGCCCGGTTAAGGCTCGAAATCTCGACTACGAAACTGCCTTTTCAAAGGAGATGTGGGAGACTTCTTATGGAACAACGGTCCTTCCTCGAGGTTCTGGTCAACAGGTACGCGGGATTATTGTTGGGAATAGTCGTCCTGATCTTATCATCGTGGATGATTTGGAAGATCCGGAACATATTGATTCCGAGGATTATCGTACTAAAACAAAAGAGTGGTTCTTTGCTGACCTCTGTAATGCTGTTAATAGATCGAGTGATAAATGGAAGATCATCTTCATAGGAACCGTTTTGCACCAGGATTCTCTTCTTATCAACTTGTTGGAGGATCCGGCGTGGGCCTCTGTGCGCTTGGAACTATTCGATGATAACTATAAGTCGAATTGGCCGGAGTTCCTCCCCGACAACAAAGTGTTGGCGATGGTGGAGGATTTTCGAAGGAGGGGACTGCTCGATACTTTGTTCCGCGAGTATAAAAACTTGCCTATTAGTAAAGAAGATGCGGCATTCCGGCAGGAGATGTTTAAGCCTTATGACGATTCGCGGGACATGAATAGGAAGATCGAAACGGTCATCATTATTGATCCTGCCAAGACGGTTAAGCTATGGAGTGCTGAGAGTGCTATTATCGCTGTTGGTATCGACGTCGTAAAGCATCACGTGTATGTTCGAGAAGTACTGGCGGAAAAGCTCCATCCCAACCAGCTTTATGAAGAAGCCTTTAATATGGCTGATAGATACGGCGCCAGAGTTATCGGCCTCGAGGTGACTTCTCTGAACGAGTTTATTACATACCCTTTTAAGAATGAGATGATTAAGAGAGGGCGCTTCTATGAACTCGTCGAGCTGAAGCCTCGTGAAAAGAAGGAAAATAGAATCAAAGCACTTGTTCCTTTTTATCGCGCTGGCTACGTTTTTCATAGCCGTTCGACTGGTATCACTCAACTGGAAGAGCAGCTTTTAACTTTTCCCAAATGCAAGAGGTGGGACGCTATTGACGCACTCGCTTACATCGTCGAGATGTTAGAGATGGGGGACAGATTCTTCGTGTCTGACAAGAGTGATGATGAGGTGGACGAGTCGGAGTATGAGGAGCTTTACGACCCGGAAGATGTTAAGCCTATAGGTGACTGGCGGGTGGTATAATGGCTGACAGGTATATTTGGCATACTGGCTTAATGGGAGAATTTCTTTACTCCGACTCTGATGTCTACGACGACGGAGTAAGTGCAAAGGCCTTCAGGACCGATGGCGACGGAATGATGGAGGGGCGAGTGCTCTTTACAAATGCGGCTACTGCTCCTTCTTCTTACGCCAATGGGGCTTGGATTTACGCAGCTGATGTCGTGGCAGGCAATTGTGCTATGCACTTTCGTTCCGAGGCCGGCGATGTTATCAAGTTGTTCTCTGCGACTGCTATTGCTGATGCCTCTACTTCCCATTCGGTAGGGTCGTGGTCAGATGTAGAGTCGGCGTTGAATGCGTTAGGTACGACAATAAATAGCATCTTGACTCTCTTGAGAGCAAACGGACTTTTGAAGACGTAGGAGGCATCATGCCGTTCATTCTCGAAAATCCTGTTGGTGGTTCTTCTGGAATGCATCCGGGGGCGAAGTACGACTATTCGTACCCTAACGGCCTTGATTTGAGTCCTGACGGAGAGCTTCACAAATACCTGGTTGGCGAGTTGAAGAAGCGGATTCAGGAATCATATACACAGATTAGCCGGCGGCATGGTGTCTGGAAGAAGATAGATCGGACTCTTACCGCCTATGTCCAGCCAGATGAAAAGGAGAGCAAAATCAAGGCGGCTGATGAGCGGAGGCCTATTAGTATTGTAGTTCCTTATTCATACGCTACTCTGGAGACGCTCTTAACATACTTCGTTACGGTGTTTCTCGACGATCCTATCTTCCAGTACGAAGGAGTGTCACCGGAGGATATTCTTGGTGCCGCCCTCCTTGAACGAGCGGTAGACGTGCAAGCGCGCAGAGCGAAGATGGCTCTTTCTCTTTACACCTTCTTCCGTGACGGCTTGGCGTATGGAATCGGTGGCTGTGCTCCTATCTGGACACAGGAGATGGGCTTTAAGACCGTCAAGGAGCCTCTTGGTTTTATGTCGTCACTTCTTGGGAAGTGGTTCTCTTTTGGCGAAGGAAAGCGGCAAGAAGAAATCGTGAAGTATGAAGGCAATGTTCTAAACACCCTCGATCCTTATATGATGCTTCCTGATCCGAACGTCCCTATCCACGAACATCAGAAAGGAGAGTTCTTTGGCTGGGGCGAGGAGACTAATTACGCAAAGCTGCTAGAGCAGGAGAGGAATAATGGCGACCTCTTTAATGTTCGCTATTGCAATGATATAGGCTCTGGAAAGAGCCAGTATGTTTCTTCTCGTAGCAATACGGGCCGCGATGACAGATTCGGCGGCGGAACTGATCGTACATACGGCTCATCGGTGTTTAAGCCGATGGACGCTATCCATATTTATATGAATCTTATTCCAAGTGAGTGGCGACTTGGAAGCCGTAAGTATCCGGAGAAGTGGCTTTTTACCCTCGTCGGAGACAAGATCATCGTGCGAGCGAAGCCCCTCGGTCTGGATCATAACATGTTTCCTGTAGCACTTAACGCGCCGACGTTTGATGGGCATAGTGTCGCGCCAATTTCGAAAGTGGAGGTAGTGTACGGCTTACAAGAAACCCTTGATTGGCTCTTTTCCTCTCATATAGCTAATGTTCGGAAGGCGATCAATGATATGCTTATCGTTGACCCTTCTATGATTAATATGTCTGACTTAAAGGAGCCGGAGCCCGGCAAACTGGTTCGCTTGAGAAGGGCGGCATGGGGCAAGGATGTTCGGGCTTCGGTTTTCCAACTACAGATCCAGGATATCACTAAGGGGCATATTCAGGATTCCTCGACTATTGTCGAGTTAGTAAAGCAGATATCAGGCTCCCAAGATGCAGTTATGGGGGTGCAAAGAAAGACGTCTGATCGCATTACCGCCGAGGAGGTACAGCAGACTGCGCAAGGTGCTTTGTCGCGTTTAGCGACAATGGCTAAGGTAAGTAGCATGATGGGCCTGGCTGACTTATCTTATATGATTGCGAGCCATACCCAGCAGTTAATGTCGCAGGATCTATACCTCAAGATGACTGGACGGTGGCCAGAATACCTACAGCAGGAATATCCGAACCTGATACAAGGCGGTAGGCTAAAGGTTAGCCCCTTTGACATCTTAGTCGATTACGATGTCGTCAATAAAGATGGTACGATGTCTATTGCACAGAACGCGCAGATTTGGAGTAACCTATTCCAAACTATTGCACAACAGCCTCTTTTATTGCAGAGGTTTGATATAGTAAAGATTTTTAAGATGATTGCAAAGGGAATGGGAGCGAAGAACGTCGACGAATTCGAGTTAAAACAAATGCCTGCAATGCAGGCGCAGGTGATGCCTGACGAGAACGTTATGCGAGAAGCGGAAAAGGGTAATCTGATTCCGCTGGAAGGAGGAACCAATGTCCCTGCCGTTCAATCTTAGTGACATTGAGCACTTGGAGAGCAATCTGGCGTGGCAAGAAATCATGCGAACGATTGACGAGCGTCTCTCAATGTTACAGGCTGATATTCGTAGGCTCAACCCTATGAACCCTGAGCAAGGGCATGAGCTGGCGCAGAAGCAAGGGCAAATGAATGAGCTAGACTGGTTTAAGGGCCAGATAGAAGTGATGAAAGCAGAAGTCGAAGAATTCTTCGCGCGAACAATAAGAGAGGAGGAAAAAGAAGATGGAACCCGAAACGACGAATAATGCTGCTGTAGAGAACGAGATTGTGGACCTGTTGGCGGGTACTCTGCCGACTAAGGAGGAGGGTGGCGAGCCGCCGGCTGAGCCTTCGAAGGATTCCCCTCCAACTCCGTCCGGAGAGGCTCCTCCGGCGGAACCGCCGTCTCCTGAGGCCCCTTCTGAAACGAAGCCGGCCGAAGGGAAAGAACAGCCTCCTGGCGAGGAGCCCCCGAAGCCTCCTGCTGACACCTCTGCGACTCCGCCGCC